CAATCTGTGCACCAGCTCCCGTTGCAGCATTTGTAATATCAATATGGTTTACTGCAGAACCAGTTGTTTCAAAAATTAATTGTTCAGCTCCATTTTCATCTCTGATACCATGAGCATCGTCAAAGTCTATCATAAAAGAATTGGTATCTAAGTTACCACCTAATTGTGGTGAAGTGTCATCAACTAGATCACTAGCTAATGATATTGTATCAATACCTGGGTTAGTTCCATCATCTGCTTTTGCATATGCAATTACAGTTTTACCACTTGCAACTGTAGCAGAAGTACCTGTACCCGTTGCATATTTAAACACAACATTCTGAGATCCAGAAGTTGCATTTTTTAAAAAATAAAAGTTTTGTACATCTAGAGGTATTGTAACATTTCTAGATGCTGTAAGTGATCCTGTAAATTCTATAATTCTGTGAGAAAGAGTTGCCCCTGTTGATCCATCAGATACAGTTAAAGCTGTATCTGCACCATCAGTTACTGCTTGTGTTGTATAACCTCCAGATATTTGTTCAACAATCTGTAAGTTTGTATTAGTTTTTGTTCCCCATGTTCCGGCATTTTCACCGGTTGCTTGAAGTTCTACACCTAAAGGTGTGTATGTTGATGCCATAAAAAATTCTCCTACGCTGCTACATCGTTATAACTTGTATTTGATCCAGTTGCAACATCCGAATATGAAGAATTCGAACCCGTTGAAATATTACTATACGATGTATTAGAACCAGTGTCAACATCACCATAAGCAAAGATATCTACTACTCCAACATTAAACGTTGCTGATTGACCTGTTAATCCTACTGTAATTTGAGGTATAGTTACCGAACCAATATTAAATGAAGCTGATACTCCAGTTATTCCTAATGTCATATCATTAGGGTCTAAAACACCAACACTACTTGTCATTGTTAACGCTGTAGGTTGAACTAATGCTCCACCTAATCCAACAATAGAACCTAATGTTGAAGTCATTGATAAGCCCGTTATTTGAACTGTATCATTTGGAATAGTTACCGAACCTAAAGTAAATGTTGCTGCAATACCAGTTAAGTCAGCTTCTTGTGAAGAAGCTCCAGTTGCAGTACCTTGTGTTAAAGTTATTTCTTGACCAGAAATAATAACAGTTTCATTTGGAGCAAACGCTGTGCCTTGAGATAATGTTAAATCAAGACCTGTTATTCCAACAGTCATGTCGGCTACAACTGGTGTGCCTAATACCGCTGTAACTTCTTGACCTGTTAGGCCCATAGTTACATCATTTACTGTTAACGAACCAACAGATGCAGAAAAAGATACACCATCTATACTTACAGGAACGAAAGCTTCTCCCTGTGATAATGTTATTTCAAAACTTGATGGTGTAATTATAACATCAGGAATATCTACAGTACCAATACTAAAAGATGCTGATACACCTACTAAAGAAACTGTTTGATCGGAAAGATCTCCCCAACCACCATCGCCACTCCAAGCTTGAGCACCCCATCCTGTTTTTAAAGTTGTAGATTGATTCCAATTAGCCTGTCCCCAGGTTAATCGTCCCCATCCTGAAGTTGTCGACATGGTCGACCTCCTACGCTAATCTGATTATTGCTGCTGTTGCGTCGTTTGCAGGAAACTCAATTTTAAAAGTTCCATTACTTGCTGTTTTGTCACCACCAAAAGCAATAATCGCTACAGAGTCAGTTGTGCTTGTTCCTGTTCCTGTAGTTGTATTATAAATCATTGCACCGTTTGCAGTGAAAGAAGCTGAAGTGTATGTAACATCACTAAAGTCTGTAAATGCTGTAGTTCCTGTTAAACCAACTCCTGATCTTGTAAGAGTTGCACCTCCAGCTGTGTAAGCTGTTCCTGATGTGTTTGTAACTTCTTCTGAAGTTGAATAATCTGTTGTAGAAGCACCTAAAGAAGCATCACTATCAAACAATGCTAATTTAAAAGTGTCACCACCTGATGATGCAAAATTGTGTTTACCTTGTAAAAGTTCTTGTTTGAAACTTGAACATATTGCCGATGTTATTGCCATAATTTATTCTCCTACGGGTTTGCTGAGTTAATTGGTATTCTAACTGCGCCGTCTGTGTAGTCGTCTCTTCGTCTTCTACCAACTTGCTCGTTAGCAAACTTCTGTACCTCTTGTTTATACTTATTTTCATATAGTGTCAACATGTCTATCGGACCTTTTAAAAAACCATAAGTCTCGGATAGACAACAATATAATAGTCCATTTGGAAAATTAAGACTAATATAATTAGTAGTATTATCAGATGCTAAAGTATCTGGCATTTTATTGTAATGAACTCTAAATTTATATGTAGTATTTGGTACCGGTGAAAAAGCTATTCTTCCAGATGTAGTGTCTGTATTACCTGTTCCACCACCATACATAGCATAATACTTAGGTCTACCTTGAGCTGCAGATGTTCCTGTCACATCTTGATATTCTTGCAAGTATGTGTAATCTTTTTTCTCTAACCAAACATTAGCTCCAGTAATCACGGCACTTGAATCATAGACCTGTATACCTCTAATAAATAAAGATCCTGCAGGAGCATTAATGGACTCTTGACCAGCAACTAAATTACCTGTTTGTTGTCTTCTTTCAGCATCAATAGGTACATCTCTAAAAATTCTATACTGTGCATTTAAAATAATATTTTCTAAAACAGCAGTTGTTAAAACATTAGAATCTGTTTCTGTGTAGTTTCTAATATTTGTAACTAAATCGCTGTAACTTAATCCTGCCATTATGCTATTATCTCCTGACAACGAGGACAAGATTTTCTAAATCTTAAATGTCCTGAACAATGTTCTGGTTTTTTTTCAGTTAATATAATTGGTTGTTCTATTTTAGGAGTAAACCAACTTTTAATTTTATTAATAATTTTTTTTATCATGATTCTAAACTGACTGGTCCAACGGAACAGCCATTTCCTCCACCTCTTGTTTGACCTACTGTAGCAGTATTTGTGGCTACAGTAAAATGAAAAAAATTAGTCAAAGAATAATCTGTTGTAATTCTTTGATCAATTCCACTTACAGTTTTATATAAACCAGTTGTTATCGTATATCCTGCAGATCTTTCAATATTTGATCCTGATATACCATCAAAATTTAATATACTTGAAAAACCAGGTACAGCAGTCCCTGATGCACCTGTGTTTGGATTATAAGGTGTCCCTGTTCCAGGGGATGTAGTAACAGAACCTCTAAATCTATGTGTAGTTCCATTTGTTAAACCATGACCCGGTGCAAATATATTTATAATACCTGACCCAGCTTTAAAAGTTTCAAATGGATTATCTCTTAAAGATATTAAAACAGCTGGTTCTAATCTTCCAGGTCTTACATTTCTTAAAGATATTGAATCACCATTCATAGGTTTAGGTTCTAATTGTGGCTGCTTTGGTTCAAACTCTGATACATGCACAAATGCACCATTCCATTCTCTTACCATTTCCCTATATGGAAATTCCATACCTGACCTGTCAGATATTGCTTTTGCATATTTACCTGTTGCGTATTTTGCCATTATGTTCCTGGGTAATAAGCTTTTGGTGTAATATATGTACTAGAAGCTGAACCATCTTCTGCAAGAGCTCTTGCTAATTCATCTTCGTAATATAATTTCATTTGTTGAACTAATTGTGGTTGAAATTTTTGTGCAAGATAAAATGCTAAACCTGCAACCATACAAGGTACAAATCTAAATGGTACGTCTGATGCATTTGTATAATCTCCAACATCTTGAATTCTTTTTATAAAATAAAAATGTATGTCTTTAGATGCATTTGAAGAATCTGGTGTAGGATAAATACTAATACTTACGTGATCTATAAATCTTTGAACCCAATATTGATTAGGTGTTCCTTTTGAAAGTTTATTTGAAAAACCTGCATAAGTAGACCTATCTACTTTTGTCATCGGACTGTCAGATTGAGTTGTAGCGGTTCTATTAGATCTTAATTGTGCTTCAAGGACATCGGATATTCCATATATACCATTTGGATTTGATGTAGCACTTGTGCCATCAGCAGCTGATCTAAAAAATTTATATTCAGCTTGCCCTTCAATTAAATCTAAATCTAGTTCTCCTATTTCCCAATAATGAATACCTCTATTACCCCATTCTTGAAATAAAATATTTAAAGATCTTCTAGCAGATTTAAGTTGATAGCCTGCAACGTTTTGTAGTCCAATACGTTCAAAAGCATCCTCTATTATTTCATCAATAGCAAAAGTTTTATCGAACGTTGTAGTGCCCGAGGTAGTATTAGCCATTTAACCTCCTAGCCAGTATAACCGATTGTAACAGAAGTAGTATTAGTTAAGTCTAAATAAACTCCAGTTCTACATCTGATACCACTGCCCGGTACGTAAACATCTAAACCTTCTGTTCCACAATTTGCTTCATATACTAAAGTTCCAGTTGCATCCGTTCCATCATAAATTTTAACATTACTATTAGCAACTCCTTCAGCTTGAATATAAGTTATTCTAGCAGGGCCTACAAAATTACTAGATGCATCTGTCGCTCTGCCAAATCTTCCGTCTGAAGTTCTGCACGAAAACTGTTGGTCTGATTCCATATTATTCTCCTTAAATTAAAATGTGGGGCCTAAGCCCCACATAAATTAATTATTATGCTGCAAATGCAAATGCACCTGTAGTAGCGTCTGCTGCGCCACCCATTTTGGATGCAATGTGCCATGTTCCTTTTTCATAACAAATAAAAGCAATCATGCTTCCTGTTGTGAATAAGTTTGTTGCTGCATTAGCTGGTGTAAATGTCAATTTAGTTTCATTCGCTGCTGAAGTATCAAAAGTTACTTCTGCTGTCGCTCTTGATTCAATTACTGAACCAGTTGCCCAAACATCAGAACCTGCTGCATCAAAAACTAATGTAGCTGTTCCACCAGTTGTGTCTTTTGCTTGCGCATAAACCACTATTGTACCTTGCGTTGCTGCGGGTAGTGTCATAGTTGCAGCTGCTGCACCTGTGTAATTGATTACAGAAATAGTGTCTGCTGCTAACGTTACGTTAGTTGCTGTTGCTACATCTGCAATTGATAAACCAGTTAAGTCAGGCATACCTGAACTCATTCTAGTTGTTACTGCTCCCGTAGTTGCATTTTTAGTTGCAACTTGGAAACCTTTTTCCGAACGGACTGGTCCGTTAAACGTTGTTGAAGCCATAATTATATCCTCCTAGTTTTATGAACATAGTCTCTAGGCCGTCCACTATACGGGTCTATGTTCTAATTAATTGTATAGTGATGAAACT